GGTCTCGCTACCCATCCTGGCATCGGCGCTGAGCGCACGCTGCACAAACGCATTCCACGCTTTCAACCGCACACCGGATAACAACACGTCGCGCACGGCGTTTAACGCTTTCGTTTCGCCTTGATGTCCCAGCGCCCGCTGCGCCTTGGCGTACAGCACATCGTCCATGATGTGGCTGGCCGCAGGCCCGCCGTCAAAGCCGACATCGGGACGAAACGCCGATTGCTGACCATTGCGCACAGCCAGCCGCACGGTAGTCACATCCGTCATGACGGTCTGGCCAGTGTCCGGGTCGCGGTGGCTGGCGACTTGCACCGTGCCGAGCTTGCCAGCACTCGTCTCGACCACGAGACCACGGCGTTTAACTTCGGCCTCAGAAAGCGTCACGAAGCGGCACCGACACCCGTAGCCATTGGGCGGGCAGATGTGCTGCCAGACCGGATCGTCGAGCCGAAACACCCGCCCATGCAGCGCCGCGTGGCTGGGGCGCGTGGAGGCATCCTGCACCGCGATGTACATGGCATACGGATGCGTATCCTGCGCGTCTACCGCATCGGCGTATCTACCCGCCATGTACGCCGATTGCATGTTGGTCTGGTAAATCGTCTTCAGACGCCTCGGGCTGCCCAGTTGCACTTGCGTGACCTCGCCCGTATCGGCGTCGAGCACGTCCTTTTTGCCCCACCAGCCCTTGGCACGCAGGATGGGTTCCAGGTCTTTCTGGTACTCGCGCAAGGAACGACCCCGCAGGCCGTTCTTCAAATCCTGCAAGATGTCCAGACTGGTGGCCTTGGCAACGGTGAAGGCGCGGGCGTGCGCGGCGGCCTGCATTTCGTGCCAGTCCCAGGTGATGCTAAAACCCTTGCGGCGCAGGTATTCGATAGCACGCTTCGGTTCCAGCCCCATCATGACCTGCAAATCGGCCCGCGTGGGCTTTGGATTTGCCATCAGCGGCTCCCTGCCTGATTCGCCTGGTTCGACAATCTGCCCCACACGTCGGCCGCAAAGAACAGACGCTGCATGGTGTTAACCAAATCGTCTTCGGGCATCTCGGGGTACGCCTCGGCGAGCAACCCCAGCACCTCGGATTCCGATTTGGCCGCGCGCACCGCGCGTATCGCGGGCTGCAACAGCGTTTCCATTTGCGCCTGTAACGCTTCGGGCGCGAGCGCGTCTATGGCGTCGTCGAGCGCGGTCTGGTCGGGCGCAGGTGCAGCGTCATTTTTTTCCGCAAACGCCGGAAAACCGCCCGGATTAAACCCCGCCGCAGCGTTGAACCCAAACCCGGGCCGCTCGCCCAAATCCCCGCGCTCGTAGCCAAACTCGCGCATCAGATAGTCGTCGGTAAACACCGGCCCGCCCGGCATCGCCGCCAGTATGGCGTCGCGCTCGGCCCGTGCTTTGTCCAAATCCTGCGGCTCCCACATCGCAAAGCGCGGCGGGTTGGCGATGACCTCGTCATCAAAGTTGCGCCCCACCACCCAGCCTATGGCTTCGTTCACGACCGATTCGACCAGTCTCTTGTCGGCGTCGCGAATATCCTGCGCCACCAGCAGCCCCGCTTGCGCACTGGCGTTGGTGGTGTCGGCCTCGGTGGTCTGGTCTTGCCCCAAGAGCGCTATCGAGACCTCCGAGCGACACCAGCGCAGCAGCTTGTCGAACACCTCGGCAGACGCGCCTTTTCCGCCCGCCTCCAAAATCTCCACGCTGGCATCGTCAGGAATGACCGCCACCGCCGTGGACTGCATGGCTTCCAGCGCAAAGGCCAATAAATCCGCTTCATCCTGCGGCGTGGCGCGGGGGTGTTTGCCAATCAGAAAGGGCGAGCCGTACTTCTCGGTGAACTTGAGCCAAAACTCCATGCCGCCGCGCTTGAATATCGTCGGCCAGTAGCAGCGGCTTAAATCGGCGACGCCGTAAGGGTTGTCGTAACTGGCGTCCTGGCGCGCCAGCAGCACGCGCTCGTCGGCCACAAGAATGCCTTCCGGCCCGGCGTCCTTGTCTTTGAACCGCAGCCGGTTCTCGTCGTCAAAGCCAAACCATTCCGCAGGCTTGCCCTGAACGTCCAGAATGACGTGATGGCCGTCCTCGACGGCCCACGTCACTTCCAGCGGCTGGTAGCCGTAGAGCGTGGCGTCCAGAATTTCTGAGACAATCCGCTCCAGCTTCCAGCCCGCGAGCATCTGTTCGACGAAATCGACCACGCGCGCATCGGCATTCTCACGGTCTACCCCGTATTCCAGGGCCAGCACCGCCGCCTTCCTGCGCCGCACGCAGCCGCCCACGTGCGCGTCGGCTCGCAGGTCTCGATAGACTTGCAGGTTTTTACCCATCTTGCGCAGCACCGGGTCGGGGTTGGGCAACCAGTGGCCCAGGCTGGCACTGCTGCCTGCTATCCGCGCCCGCGTGGCAATGGCCGCTTTGGGTGTTTTTTCCGAGAACGCCACAAAGCGCGTGGGCGAGACCCAGATGCCGTTTTTGCCCTTGCCTGCCATGTTCAATACCCCTTTAACAGTCCGGCGCTTGCCCGCGCACCCCGGGTACGCACCCGCACCGGCCCTTTGTTCAGTTCGCGGCTGGCGTAAAACGCCAGGGCCAGGGCAATGGCCGCATCGCCGTGGCGTTTGCCCGCATCCTGTCCCTTCGCCCTGGTATCGGGCAGTCTGGGTACGCCACGGATAACCTGAAGGCTGCGTAAATCGGCCAGCACGTCGGCGTCGCGCGGCAGGGCATCCAAGGTGCCGTCTTCCAGCGCCGCCTTCATGGCGGGCAAATGCTCGCGGTACCAGCCCTCGGAGAGCATGACTTGCTCAATGCGCGTCGGGCCGTAGCGCTGCATGGCAACTTCGGCCAGATACTGGCCGTTGCCCCGCGCGTCAAAGGCCGCACCGAGCAGGCGCGGCAGACGGTCGAGCAGGTAAAAGGTGATTTGCTCTTGCTGCCTGAACGGGACATTGCGCAGTTCGATGATGAACGGCACGCGGCAGGCAAGGCTTTGCGTTTGAACCAGCGGCACGTGGACGCTCAAGTCGCCGCTGCGGCCAAAATCCTCGCCGTGAAACGACAGCGCGTTTTTGGGCAGCGCAGCCAGCACGGGGGCTACCGTCGCGTCCAGCCAGTCCCGGCATTCGGCAGCGCGTATCTGGTCGGCGAGCAACTCAAAGCCCTCTTTACAGGCCCAGCGCAGCACCGGGGTGTTTTCCGACATGCGCGATTCAATCAACGCACGCGATAACCACGCGCCGCCCGAATTGGCGGGAATGCAGTCCAGTTCTTCCGCCGCACCCTCGCCATAAAAGGCGTACACGTCCGCCGCCCAGGCTTTTTGCGCGGCCTTTGTCCACGGTTTGCCCTGGCGCACGCATACGCGCTGGTACAAACCATCGGCGAGCGCTTCTGCAAACGTGACGCGATGCACCGCGCCCTTGCGACGCCCGGCGCGAATGTCCGTGACCAACTCGTTAAACGGGTTGTCCACCCCGTTGTGCGTGGAAATCACGTGCACGCGCCCGCCCCAGATCAACATCGCCAATGCGGCCTTGAGCAGTTCTTGCAGTTGATCGTGAAACGCCGCCTCGTCTATGACGATCAACCCTTGCCGACCACGCAAATTCGACGGGCGGCTGGACAGTGCAACGATCCGAAACCCCGAATCGGGAAAGCGGATGGTGTAGGTCTTGATGTGGCGGTCGGCCTCGTCCTCGCCTTCCCAGAACGCTTCCTGCAATTCGGTGGCCGCGCTGTTGAACACCCGCGCCCACATCGCGCAGGCCTGGATGTACTCAATCGTCATGTCCTGGTTGTAGGCGATGTAGTAGACGTTCTGCCCGCCCGATGCCGCGCTGCTGGCGGCGGTGAGCACGTTGTCGGCGGCTTCGGCCCAGGTCAGGCCGGTGCGGCGGGATTTTTCTACCACCTTCAAGGGCGATTTGTCCGCCACCCAGCGCTGCTGATACGGCAAAAGGGCAACGACACCCTCTCCCCCACCCCCTCTCCCGCCATGCGGGAGAGGGGAGCGTTGCGCCCGTGCCGCCCGTACATTCGCCGCCGTCACGCCACAGCCCCCAAGACTTTAAGCATCTCGCGCACCGATTCATCGGACAAGCCGCCCGCCCGCGCAATTTTTTCAACGTTGGCGCTGGCCGCTTGCAGGCGCGCGCGCACCTCGGTCTGAAAGCGCTTCAAATTCACACTGGCCCGCGTCAACGTCGCAATATTCTTCGCCGCCGCGCTCAGCAGCTTGACCCGCTCCGCAGGATCAAGGTCTTTGTCGCCCGCTTCCTGCAAATTCAGAATCGTGTCGAATAACTCCGTCTGCACCAGCGCGTGCAGCGCTTCGCTTCTCGCATCCTGATCATCCTGCGCCGCCTCGGTGATCAGCTTGGCCGCTTCGGTACTGGCCCGTATCGCCGCCATGCGTCTTTCGACCTTCTGGCCATGCCGGTGTATCGCGGATTTCGATAGTTCAAACCCACGCTCGCGCAACAACCCCTCCAACTGCGCATACCCGCTGAAATTGCGCTCGGCCAGGGCACGCTCCAGCCACTGGCGCACATCTTCGGGCAACTTGGCGATACTGCTGCGCCTGGCCATATCACGTCCAATATTTTTCAGGACGCGCAATGCCCGGCTCGCATGCAATCGTGTACTCGGCAATCTCCATGCCGTGGCGCGTCAGCTTGCCCCACCAGCGCCCACTCGGCTCCTTGCGCAGCTTGACCAGTTCGCGCTCTTGCAGATAATCCAATTCGCGCCGAACCTCCATAGGCGTCGTGTCCGGGTAGATCGAGCGCATCGTGCTCTGGATAATCTCCTCGGCCAGCTCCTCGGGCCGCGCGTTGTTCAACGCCAGCAGCAAATACCAGCGCAAGCTTTCGCGCCGTACCTTGTGAATATCTATCGCCGTCATGGCGCACCCCTTTTGTCGCGTAATTGCACGTTTTCCAGCTTTAACGCCAGCGCATCCAGCTTGGCTTCAATCACCGTCTGATTGCGCACGTAGTCGTCGCGCAACACGTATTGATGTGGCAGGTCGGCTTTCATTTGCAACAATTCGCGCTCAAATTGGCGCACCTGCCGCAAATCGCGCTCGACCATCGCAAAGCGTTGCTCCAGGCGTTTGTCGATTTGCGCGAGCAAGATTTTCCCCAGCGTCACCAGTACGCCCAAAAACGTTGCCGCCAGCGAAATCAACTGCCATAGCTCTATCGTCATCGCCGCATTCCCCTCATCTGTTCATGGTGCGTCTGGCAATCGATGCAGCGCTGGCAGCCCGGCACGGCCTGCCTGCGTGCTTCGGGAATGTCCACGCCGCAATCGATGCAAAAGTGCGCCGATTCAATATCTGGGGTGGTTCGCGCCAGCACCTGCGCCAGCGCAATTTCGCGCGCTTGCTCTTCCAGTTGCGAAGCCCTGTCAAACTGATCCATCACTTGCCCCCGCTGCCTTGCAAACCGTTTTGTGTGCGCACCGCATCAAACGCCGCCTCGCACGCCAGCCCCGCTACTCGTCTCGCGTCAGCTTCTCGTGCGTAGCCCTGCGCCAGTTCGTCAAGCTCTCCAAGCAGGTCGGCCAGCACTCGGGCGCGGGCGGTGTTTGCCTCGCATTGGTCGGCAGCGCCGGTATTTGCGGGGGTGCTACGCTCGCGCTCGGCATAGCGGGCGGCGACGTTGCGCACCCGCTCATCAGCAGCAGCACGCTCGGCAACCACCACCGCAGCCAGTTTCTGTTCGGTTTCATCGCTCACTCGCTCCAAATCTTGCTGGCGTTGCTGTTCAATAGCTCGCGCCGCGGCTTGCGCCGCTGCCAGCGCCTGCGCGTGGGTGTTGTGCAACGCGGCGATTCTGGATTCATAGCGCCAGCCCTGTATCTTCCAGGCACTGCCAAAGACCATCGCGGCGGCCAGCAACACGCCTGCAAGGCGCACGGTATCGCGCCCCAGCAAGGCCAAAACGCCGCTCAGCATGTCCGGCTCCGATGTTCAGGGGCTGATGTGTGGTTCAGTGCATCACGCACGTCATCCAGACTGCGTTGCGCGGCGGGCTGATGCACCACCCGCGCCAGCGCAGACAGCCCGGCCAGCAGCGTGGCTATCGCCGCATACGGCACTTCCCCTAACACCGGATGCCACAGCGGCAGTACCGATTCCAGCGCAGACAGCACGGATGCCAAGGCGGCTGCCAGCGCAAAACGCACCGACCACAGGCGGTGCCAGACCCGTGCCGAAGCGTCCAATGTGAAGGCGGGCAGCTTCATGCCGATGCCCCGTGCGGGGTTGCGTGAACCACCCCGCGCGTAATCCCCGCCAGCAGCAACCCCTGCTCGATCTCGCTATCCTGATACCAGACGCCGTTTAAGTGATTGCGCGGGCTGCCATTCTCGTAGCGGATAATCGCCGCCACCAGCCCGAACATCGTGTCAAAGTCGTATACGTCGATGTCCGGGTCGTCCACGCCCACGCCCAAGGCGACTGCCACCGCCCGCGCGTAGGCGTCCGTATTGTTCTCGACAGGCGGTGCCCAGCGGCTGATGAACTTGCGCACCGTATCAATGCGGCTGCCGTCCGCAGCCCTGCGCTTGTCCTGATACGTGATGAGAATGCGGGCAATCGCGCGGATGCCCCACTTGGCCTCGTCGAATACGACAAACCGCGCGTCCGTCTGCCGCGCCGCCATCCCCTGCCAGCGCGTGCCATCGCGCTCGATATTGCCCGGATTGTTGTTGCGGATGCCGCGCGGGTAGCGTAGCCGCGCGTCGCTGTCCAGCGTTTGATTGGTTGCCCCGTCCATCGCCTGATTACCTGTGAATGATTGACACAGGGCAATGGTCAACGGTTCAGGCTTGGAAGTCTTTTAAAGTAGTTTAAAAATTCGGGCGTGTGTCATGGCTTCTCGGGCGGCCTGGCTACGTCGTACACCACAGCATTATGAATAGCACCGTGCAGCAAACTAGCCGAAACGTGCAGTTCAATCAACGTTTTCCCCAAACTCCACTCCGCCTCGCGTATCAACGCCTTTTGGCCTTCGCCCAACTCAACAGGGACTTTCGCAACGAGGATCAAACCGTCTTCCAGCCGGGCAACCTTGATTTGAAACGAGATGCCGTCCGAGACGTCGTTGCGCAGTACACGGAAAATACCATGTATCTCCACGTCCTCTGAACGCGCACGCTCGGTCTGGACAAGTTCGGCGGCCTCATAACCCCGAAGCTGAACACCCGGCAGAAAAATCTCATCGGTCAATTTGGCCGCTTTGAGCAAACGGCTCTTGGTGGCTTCGTGGTCGGCCTGCGTTTCCATGACAACCGGTGCCTGGCGCGTCGCTTGTGCAAAAATTTTCAAGCGCTCGGTCTCCTGCCTGGATAACTCCACCGTCTGCTCCGTGTGTACCGCCGCCTGACGGGCAGAGACCCACGCCTTGTTGACCTCCACCCCACCAAACACCAAGGCGATGCCAATCACGGTTCGTGCCAAATCTTTCGATTCCATCTTCCCTATCGCCTGTTTTGCCAATTCGGTCAACGCTACATGCAGAGGGGCTTTGTAATCCGAAGACCCCGGACTTACCCGAACAATTAGCTCCAGTAAACTTTTGTCCTCTTCGGTCAAACGCCGCAGATTCGCCTTGCCATGACGTATCAGCATCAAAGCGCGGTAAATATCCCGTTGCACATCCAGCAAGGGATCCATGACCCGCGTCGGCACCGTGCTGTCCCAGTCCTTACCGTGCAAACGCATCTCAAAAACAGGCCAGCCTTCAAAGCGTAATTCTAGGCCAGAGGCGAATTCCCGGCCAGCCTCGATGTCTTGCAGCAACTGCCACGCATCATCGGCTGACCGGATGGTGATGGTTTCACCGCACTTGCCTTGATTGGCTTGGTTCTCGTCCATGCTTGCTCCCCCCATTGTAGTAAAAAAGCCTCAAATTTACCCCGTCTCCCCAACCCGCCACCGCACCCACGCCCGCAGCCGGGCTTTGTCCGACTGCGGCAAACCCCGCCAGCAATAGCGGATGAAACGTTCATCGGGTAGCCACGACCCCGGCAGCCACACGCCCGGTTGACCGAGCGCAAGGCGCACGGTGTCCATGCCCAGTTCGGCCAGGTAACTCGACGGCAGCGCGGCGGCTTCGGCTTCCCAACGCCGTACCCATTCGGCCTCTACGCACAGCAGCCGCGCAAGCTCGTCAAACCCAGACCGAGGCGTTCACGCGACAGTTGACGACCCCAGCCGGGGGTTAGCTCGGCGGGGGGACTTTGCCGCAGCCATTAGCGGGCCTTGCGACGCGGGGGTTCGGGCATGGATTCACACTTCATGCAACGGCACGCTTAACGTCGCTGCGCCGTAATGCTCCAACCACGCCAGAAGACCTACCATGGGCGCACGTGACGAAGGCGCGTCTTGGTACAAGTTGGACGCGCGTGATTCTTCCCAAACCTTGCTGAATGCATCACTGAAAGCGGCTCGGTCAGGGTGTGTGCGCATCAAAGCCGCCAGCACGCAGACCGCCACCTCCATCTGCCCTGTTTGTACCTCATCAATGCGCTTTTCAGTCAGTTTGAGCAATCGGTTCACGTCGTACTGCGCGGAAGATAGATTTTCTTCAATCTTTGCAAGCGCCTGACGACATGCATCCGTTTGGCCGCTGGGCAAGAGTTCTTTTGCAATGGACTGAAGAAGTCTGCGCAGTGGTTCGAGTGCTGCCAGTCCCTCGCTGTTTGCATGCGAGATGCGTCGGAGCAAAATCGTCTGCTCTTGTAGAGCAGGGTTGTTTTTACGGTTTCCCATGGTACGGCCTCTTTGTTTTGATTGAAAAACCGCTCACGCCGCACGCCTACGCCGCGCAGACGGCGCGGACGCAGCGCTTACTTGATGACGCGCCAATGACGCAGCAGCGCCAAGCGCTGCTTTGAAGGTGCGTTTGACCGCAGGATCGCTTTCCCGATACCACGCCAGTAGTTCAGCCTCGTCGGGCGTCAAAGTTGGAGCGCCAACAGGCGAATGATTTTTTAGCGATTCGGCAAACATGTCGCCTTCGCCAGCAATCAGCCAACCAGGTCTGATGCCGAGCTTGGCAACTAAAGCTTCGTTTTCTTCACGAGTCAGATTCTTCACTCGCCCTGAAGTGATTGCTTTCACGCGGCTCAGGGACGCCCCTAAAACCTCCGCCAAATCAGACTGCTTGAGGTTGCATGCCTGCATAACATTTTTTACAAGTTCGGAAATCACACCTTTCCTTGCAAAGTTTGAAAATCAAACTTATAATTCGCCTAACTCGATTCTGAATTGTTGTAGCCAACACGTTTTACGACAGAGCAGTTTAGCTACCTCTATCGCCTAACACTGTAGACAAAAGGGTATCAGAAATGCACCCCGAACAAATCAAAGCGCACTTGCGCATGAAGGGAACCACGCCGACGGCACTGGCCGATGAACTGGGCGTGGCCCGCAGCAGCATGTCGCTGGTCATCAGCGGCAAGACGGTTTCGCAGCGCATCCGAGCCGGTATTGCTGAAGTTATCGGCATGCCGGTCGATGTGCTGTGGCCGCCCTCCAAACCCGTGCTGCGCCGTACACGGTCGCAGGTACAGGCCATGCGTGCGAGGGCGGCGGCATGAAAGCACTCATCTTGCCAGTGCTTTTGGGGTTTGGCGTGATCGTGTGCGTGGTGCAAATGGTCAAGGTCTTGACCCTCTTTGCCAAGGTGTTGAAGAAACTGCCGGAGCTTGAGAAATGAATACCACGCCTACCTGCACCCCAGCCTCGTCGGCGCTGCGCACCTTGCGCGTGCTGAAGTGCCTTAAGGGCCATTCGCTGACCGGCTTATCCAACGGCGAGATTGCCGCCGCCACGGGCGAATCCGCGCCAAACGTCACCCGCGCACTGGCCGCACTGATGCACGAAGGGCTGGCGGTGAAGCTGGACAACGGCCGCTACGCGCACGGGATTTTGATGTTGCAGATTGCCCAGGCGCATCACCACCACGTAGAGACCATCACCCGCCGCGCCGCCGAAATGAACCAGAGGATGGCGGCGGCGGTTTATTGAACCCTACCAGAGAGCAAACATGGCACGACGTAAAAACGAGGTGACGGTGCAGGACGCAACACCGCCGATTCCCGAGCAATTCGCCACGCAGACGCTGGCGCTGCAAAACGACGCGAACCAGCGACTGGCCGAAGTGCTGACCAAATTTGGCGACGGGCTGCCATATGCCACGGATCGCTACGAGGACAAGATACGCAATCACCTGAGCCGCAGCGCCGACGAAATGCTGGCGGCGGGGCGGGCGCTGATTGTGGTGCGAGAGCATGTACCGCATGGCGAGTGGGGCGAATTTTTGGGGCGGTTGGGGTTAGAGGAACGGCTTGCACGCCGGATGTGCCAAGCCGCCATCAAATTCTCAAATCGGGCGTTAACACCCGATTTGGTCAAAGCTGCTGGCAACAAGACCAAGCTGTTCGAGCTGATGGTGCTGGACGACGAGGACATACAGGAACTGAACGACGGCGGGACGGTGGCGGGTTTGCATCTGGACAAGATTGCCCGCGCGTCCACGGCGGAACTGCGCAAGCAGGTGCGTGATTTGCTGGAAGAGAAAAAAGCGGTGGAGCGGGTGCTGGACGAGAAGACCCAGAAGATGAACCGGATGGAAGCGGAACTGGCTAAAGCCCGCGACACGAAACCCGCCGCGTTGGAACCGGACGAGCAGCAGCAGAAATTAAGCCTGGCGCTGGTGGCGGCGGCGCAGGGCGTGGAGCACGCGGTCAAGCACAAGCTGCATGCGGCGATTGCGGAGTTGCTGGCACACGCCGAGGAATTAGGGGATACGCAAGGCGGCACGGCGCTGGCGGCGGGCTGCGTGATGCAGGTGCAGCAGGCGTTGAACGACGTGCGCGATGAGTTCGAGTTGCCCGCCTTCCAGAACTATGTGCCGGACTGGTATGCGGCGAGCAAGGCCGACATGTCCGCCTTTGCCCCCGCAGCGCCCGTGGCCGCAGGCGATGTGAACCTGTTTGACATGGCCGAAGAAGTAGACCCGAAGACGTTTAACGCTTGAAGGAGCGAGAGATGAACCAATTTTCCGAACACGCTAAAACGGCAGTTAGCCAGGAGCGTATTGATGCCTTGGTTAAAGCGGGAACACGCTCGGATGGCAGACGTGTGTTCAGCGCTCATAGTGCGGCAGTACTTCTTGAGCAACTCGCTCGGGCGTCATCCCGGGCAGTACGCCGGCCTCCGCAAGGTGGAAATAGAGCATCTTCGCGGCCTCAAAACTGCGGGCACCAGGATCTATCGGCTCACAAGTCTCAAGATGCGCAGTCAGCTTCAAGTAAAGGTCGGCCCTGCTTTTCAAACACTGCTCCACCTCTGCGGCAGCCGGATGGCCTCGCAATAAAAAAGGCAGGACAAGCATCATCGCCTCAAGAATTGATGCGGCGAAGTCATCCGCGATTTCAGCCTTTGTGGATTTTTCGTGCAGTTCGTCAAGCTCTTGGCTCATCTCGTCTATTCGCGCTTCCAGTTCAAGGACTGCGAGTTGCAGTTCGGCGATTTCTGGGGACAGTGCCTGATTCTCGCTCATGAGTGCTCCATAGATTTGATAGGAGATGTGAGCGTAACGCATGGGCGGATTGAATTCAGGCGCAGGGGTAAACGATGCAAGCGGGCGCGGTCAATGAACAGGAAATGCAATGGGCGATACGTTGGCGCGATGCGCCGCACGGGCAGAAAAAGTCCGTGATGGCGGCTGCCTGCAAGGCGCTGAATGCCTCAAGTGGCAAGTTGCATCGGCGCTTTCCGAAGCTTGTGGCGGTCACAAAGCCGCCCCGCAAGCGCCGCTCGGATGCGGGCAAGTGTGCGCTGACGTTTGACGAGGCGCAGATGATTTCTTTGTTGATTTGGAAGCACATGCGCATGAGCGGCAAGAAGAACATGGTCAGCATGACCGACGCCTTGAACGAGCTTCGCGCCAATGACCTGATTCGCGCCCAGCGTATCGACCCGGAAACAGGCGAGGTGTTTTTGTTGTCGGAACAGACGATTTTTCGGGCATTGAAGCAATACAAGCTGCACCCCAAACAGCTTGCGCAGCCCGCGCCGGTGATGTCGCTTCGCAGCCTGCACCCGAACCACGTCTGGCAGATTGATGCCAGCCGCTGCGTGCTGTATTACCTGCCGCGCGAGGATAGCCGCGAATCCGGTCTGCACATCATGGAGGCGCAAGCGTTCAACAAGAACAAACCCGCGAACCTGATGCGGGCAATGAAGGCAGCGCTGTGGCGCTACGTGATTACCGACCACGCCAGCGGCTGGGTGTACGTGCAGTACGTGCTGGACGGCGAGACCGCAGCCAATGCGATAGATGTGTTTATCGGCGCGATGGAAAAGCGCGGCCAGCAGCCCATGCACGGCGTGCCAAAGCTGCTGATGCTGGATTTAGGCGGGGCGAACACGAGTGCGGCGTTTGCCAGCGTGTGTCTGGCGCTGGGGGTCAAGTGCTGGTTTAACGCCCAGGGCAACCCGCGCGGCAAGGGGCAGGTAGAAAAAAGCCAGGACATTGTGGAGCGCAAGTTCGAGAGCCGCTTGAAGACCATGCCCAAATAGGACGTGGCGCAGCTTGCGCAAATCAACGCGCTGGCCGCGCAGTGGTGCCGCACGTTTAACGCCACGGCAGTCCACAGCCGCCACGGTTTGACGCGCGATGCGGCGTGGATGCGGATCAAGCCTGAGGAGTTGATCACCGTGCCGGATGCGGCGCTGCTGCGACGGCTTGCGGTCAGCCCGGCGCAGGAACGGCAGGTGACGCCGGGATTGACGGTGAAGTTTGAAGGCCGCGAGTGGAACGTGAAAGATGTGCCGGGCGTGTCGGTCGGGCAAAAGCTGCTGGTGTGCCGCAATGCGTTTGACGAGAAGAGCGCCCACGCGCTGGGGCATTCAGAGGACGGCATGCAGATTTACCACGTACTGCCCGAGGTGTTGTTCAACGAATACGGCCAGCGCGTGGATGCGCCGGTGATAGGTGAATCGTATGCGCGTCATGCGGATACGCCGGTGCAGACGAACATCAAGGCGATGGAGCGGCTGGCGATGGATGCGGCAACCGATGAAGAAGCCGCGCAAAAGCGCAAGGCTGGCGCACGGTTTCTGGGCGGGCGCTATGACCCGTTTGCGACGACCAAGCAGATAGAGGCGCACTTGCCGTTGTACCTGCCGCGACGCGGGCAGGCGCATGGGCTGGAAGCGTTGCAGCCGCCTGTGCGCGACGAATCGTTGCTGGCACCGATGCTGACCCATTTTCAGGCGGCAAGGCGCTTGAAGCCGCTGGTCAAGGAACGGTACGGGGTGGACTGGACGCAAACGCACTACGAGCAGATGAAGGCGCTGTACCCGCAAGCCGTGCCGGAAGACGGGCTGGAAGCCCTCGCCCACGAGATTTTGGCGGCGATGGGTTCGACGCACGACGACGGGCAGGGCATGCGCATGGTTGCCAGCGGCGGTGCGCGGCGACCTGTTATGCGGCTGGTGAAGTGAGAGGACGCGAACCATGCTGCGCATCAAAACCTTGCTTTCCACGCTGAACCTGCCGCAAGCGCGACTGGCGACGGCGTGCGGGATCAGCCGCGCGGCATTGGCGCAGTTGGTCAATAACGACCGCTGGCCGGTGAAGGGTTCGCAGGATGAATTGCAGGCGCGGATGGTGGATTTTCTGCGCAGCAACGGCGCAAACCCACGCCAGATTGCCCGCGCGTTTGAGG